TTTTCCTACACACTTAGGTGTAATTCCTACCCCCCTATTTTGGGGGTGTCCGGCGGTTTGTGCCTTTTTTTGCTTCAGGCATACCGTATTCGGTTGACTTGATGTACCGCATTCGGTAGAGTCTTTCCGTGTGCTGCAACCCCGCAGCTTGGAGAGACCGATGGAAGAACTGGACACCCGCCCCAGCCGCCTCGAGCTGGCCCTCTACGCCGCCGCGCTGGCGGCCGGCATCCTGGGCTCCTACCTGCAGCCCGGCCAGTGGTTCGCGGGGTGGCTGTCGTGAGCCAGCCGCTGACCCGCCCGTCGGATAAGGCGCTTAACGCCGCTGAAGGAGGCGCTCCTGCGGGATTGAGGGCCTCACTCGTCGTTGGTGAAGGCGCTGACGGTTGCGCAGACGGTGCACGTGTAGAGCATCTGGCGGATGCCCACGCCGCCAAACACCGGGTCCGGCCGGCTGCCGCTGCGGTGGATGCGTTGGCTGCCACAGGCGTGGCAGGTGTGACGTTTCGGATTGCCGCCCTCATCGGGCTGCGTGCGCGCTTGCTGAAGCTGCGCCTGCAGTGCCTGCTGCTCAGCGCGAAGTACCGCGTTCTGGGCCTGAAATTCAGCCGCTTGGACCGACAGGTGAGCCGCTTGCGCAGTGAGGGCGCGGACCTGTTCGTCCAGATGCGCGCGTCGGCGCTCGGCGTCGTCCAGATGCATGCGCAGCAGCGCGACCTGCTCGCGCAGAACTCCGGCCGACTGGGTGTTGCCCAGTGCGGCGACGAGCCCGCCCAGGGTGTTCAGGATTTCCGTCATGGAGGTGCATTGTGAACATGAACAGCAACGAAGCCCGCGGCATGCCCATGCTTTGGGACCCAGCGCTCACCGCCGAGATGCGCGCACTGGAGCGCGCAATGGACCGCGCCCAGGCGCAGCGGGACGCTGAGCGCCGCGAGCAGCTGCTGCAGCTGCATGAGCGTCTGAGCGCCCTGCTTTTCTGGGTCGCCATCATGCTGGCGCTGGCCGCCATCGGCCTGCAGATCGGGTGGGGCGCATGAGCCGCGCCCTGCCCCACCTGAGCCCGCCGCGCCCGGCGCTGTATGCCCGCGTTCCGGTGCGGCCGGGCCTGGCCTGCCGCCTGCGCCGCGCCTGGCGCTGCGCGGTGCTGCGCATGCAGATCCGCAGCGCCGAATTCGAGCTGCAGGGCATTGACATGACCCTGGCCGGCCTGCCCATGCAGCGCGAGGCCTACCGCCGCCACCTCGAGGCCCTGGTGGCCCGCTTGAGCCTCACCGAGGGCGGTCTGCTGTGAGCGCGCGCGTTTACACGATGCCCGCCCCCGCCGGCGCTGCGGAGTCCGCCACGCTCTGGCTGGGCGATCTGCGCATCCTCCACACCGCCGAGGGCTGGCAAGTTGCCCGCCCGCAGGCCAGCGGCGGCCTGGTCGGCATCTGCGTGGCCATGAGCCTGGCCGGCGCGCTGGCGGCGGCGCGGGCGGCGCAGGCACCGGCGCGCCAGGCCCGCAGGGGGATTGCATGACCGCTCTGCTACTGTTCGCCAGCACCTACATCACCGTGCTCGCCCTCGGCGTCCAGAGCCTGAACGTCAACGGCGGCCACCGCTGGTGGGCCATGGCCACCAGCCTGTTCATCGGCACCGGAAACCTGGTGCTCCTCAAAACCCTGCCCGGCGAGACCAGCTGGCTCGAGCTGGCGGCCTACCTGGCCGGCGGCCCGGCCGGCATCGTGAGCGCGATGGCCCTGCACCCACTGCTGGTGCGGGTCTATGCGAAAGGGCCACGCCATGGCTGACCTGGAGACCTGGGACCGCGCCACGCTGGTGAAGCTGGCCGCCGACGCGCTGGCCAAGCTCGAGGCCCTGCAGGCCGAACAGGACCGCCTGCAGGAAGACCTGGCCGAGGCCCGCCAAGACCGCCGCATGGTGCTGACCCGCTGGCATGAGGCCATGCACATGAATGCCGATCTGCTGGCCAAGTTGGCCCGGCTGGAAGGAACCCGATGAGCAAGAAGCGCAAGAAAGCCGAGTGCAATTTTGACCCGATCCTGTCGACCGAGGACCGCATCATCAGCGACCGCCATGTGCGCAAGGCCGCCACGCTGGTGGCCATGCTGGCCGGGCCGCAGACGGTCGGGGCGCTCATCAAGGCCACCACCGAGCCGCGCAACGGCATCAGCTCCCACCGCTTTGTGGCGGCCGTGCTCGACGGCCTGCGCGACAGCGGCCTGGTCGAGCCCGGCGAGATCACGCGCTACATGTCCGACATGATCTGGTGGCTCACCCCCGCCGGCCGCACCGAGGGCATGCGCCTGCAGCGCTTGCGCACCGCCCAGGCCGCCCTGGCCGCGCAAACCCCCAGCACACGCGTGGCCGGCCCGCGCGCCCACCTCTACCTGAACGCCGGCCTGCCACCCGGCGAATACCGCGTGATCCGCCCTGGCGCCTATGACCACGAATCCTGGCCGAGCCGGGTGGGGGAATGGCTGCGCTACCGCGATGGGCGCGTGGTGCACGTGAGTGAGAGGGCGGCATGAGCATTACCGAACGCATGGTTTCGCTTGACCACTACCAGCAGGCACGCGGCCACATCTTTGGCAGCAGAGCCTCTCTGAACTGGTTTATCAACCAGAACAGGCCGCGTTTGGCAGAGATAGGCGCGCTGGTCAAGCCGGCCGGCCGCTGCCTGATCGTGATTGACCGTTTTGACGAAGCAGTGGCCGTGATAGGCGCTGAGCGGGCGAACCGCCGATGAACAGCATCCGCCGCGACACCGACGCCCAGCGCGATGCCGAGTGCTTTGAAGACGGCCGCCTGCTGATGCTGCATCACGCTTGCCGCTCCCAGGGCCAGACTCACCCAGACGCTGGCCGCATCGGCCGCATCCTGAGCTGTCAGCGCCATGCCGACGGGCGGCCCATCCAGGGCGGCACGTTGGTGGTGGAGTTTTTCAGCGACGAGCTGGTCGGCTCGGCCACGTTTTGCCTGATCCCGGTGGGCCACTGGATGCCCATCTATGACTGGATGGCCGAGGAGTACGAGCCCCGCGCCAAACGACGCGGCTGGCGGCTGAGCGCCCAGGGCGCGAAGATTTTCCGCAGCATGGGCTGGGAGTTCACGGCGGCAACTGAAGGGAAGGCATGAACGCGGACGAATTGCAGACGCTGGCCACTGCGGCCGGCATCGACATCGACACCGATGGCGATATCTGGGGCAGTACCAACGGGGCGCTGGCGCGGTTTGCCGAGATGGTGGAGAAGCGCACGGCGCGGCGCTGCGCAGCGCTGTGCGAGCGCGAGGCTGAGCGCTCGCTGAGGGCGTTTCATGCTGAACCCGATGCCGACAAGAAGCGATTTTGGAACGGGGCCTGCGAGGCTGCGAAGACGTGCGCTGGGGTCATCAAAGGGCAAGTCAGCGCCCACGAGCCGACATTGAAAGGACGATTCACCATGAGCACAGACAACGACATTGAGCAAGAGATCCAGGCCAAAGGCCTGACAGCGCCTCGCATCACGCCGGCCGACATTGAGGCCAACATTGTCAAGGAGGTCTGCTTTACAGCCGCAGAGGGAATCGCGGGCCACGCCACCATGACTGGCGATTGCTCCCGGACCATCACCTATGAGCACACGCTGCTGACGTTCTGCGTGCTGACGCTGCGCAACGGTTTTACCGTCACCGGCGAGTCGGCCTGCGTCAGCCCGGAAAACTTCGACGCCGAGGTGGGCCGCAAGATCGCCCGCGCCAACGCGGTCAGCAAAGTGTGGCCCCTGATGGGCTACAAGCTCCGCTGCGATCTGGCCTTAGCCTGACGGTAGCTTCAAGCCGGAGATGTCAGGATGGAAAGCTGCGACTGCCTCAACGACTGCGGAGACGACCGCCGCGTGGCCGATGGCAAGGTGAAGTCCTGCCCCGACTACACGCGCATGGTGAGCGAGCGCGAGCGCCATCAGGCCATGCAGGAACTGGCCTACCTCTTGCGCAAGCCCTGGGCGCAGGACGTGATGGGCAACGGGCTGGCTTACATCGTGCGCGAATATCCAGAGCGCGCCGATCAAGCGCGGCAGCTGCTTTGCTTGTTGAATGGGAGGCTGCCTTGAGCGCCCATTCAAGCCACGCGCACCTCCAGGTGCCGCCCCAGCACCCGCGCCGCCGCCTCGATCTGGTCAAGCCGCGAGGCGTGGCGCAGGTCAAACAGCCGGTCGACCTGCGGCATGTGCCAGCCCAGGCGCCGGGCCAGCTCGGCCTTCTTGATGCCTTGCTCGGTCATGGCCTGGTACACGCCCAGCTTCGCGCCTTCCAGGGCCGATGGGCGCACGGTGCGCTGCCCGCGCTTGGCCTTGCTGGCCACCGGCAGCGGTTTGCGCGCCTCCACGTAGAACGACAGCGCCGCCTCCAGCGCCTCGACCGCGTACAGCAGCGCCTCGTCCTCGTCTTCGCCCTGGGTGATGGCCTCGGGCACATCGGGGAAGCTCACGACAAAACCGCCTTCGGCTTGCGCCTCGAGGATGACGGGGTAGTCAAGCATGGTTCATTTTCCTTTCAGGCCCAGTTGCTTCTTGATGCCCTCGACCGTGCCGGTCTTGAGCTCCTTGGCGTGCATGGGCAGCACCGACTGACGCCCGTTGAGGTGCAGCTTCATGTGCGAGCCCTTGCCGCTCTCGAACGTCACGCCCTGCTTGAGGAGCCACCGCTTGAATTCGTTCGAGTTCATGGGCTCAATCATAAACACTTGTGTTGTGTTATGCAAGTGAAATGCAACAAATATGTTGCGCCAGTGGCGCGCACATCGGGGGCCTCATGAACCGCCGACCTCGCCAGCCCCGCCCGCTGGTCAACCCCATCGCCCACGCCATGGAAGGCGCCCGGCTGCTGGCCGAGACCGAGCGGGCCCTGCTGATCGACCCCACCACCGAGGCGCTCACCGCCCTGCGCACAGGCACCGGCCGCGGCGATGCCTGGCGGGCGCTGGCCGATGCGCTCAACCTGGCCGAGGCTTTGTGCGAGCTGCGCATCGGCGGCAACCTGGGCGACCAGGTGCAGCGCGGCCAGGACGCGCTGGCCCAGCTGGCGCACCGCGTGGGCGCCGGCCGCGGCTGGACGCTCTATGGCCACGAGCTGGTGGCCCTGGACGATGCGACCTGGGTCTATGCCACCCAGCTCGAGCACTGCTGCGTCAGCGAATGGCAGCAGGCCCTGAGGACCGTTCAAAACCGCATCGGCGCCGCCCTGGCGGGCAATGGCGGCCCGCGCGTCACCGTTCACCCACCACGGACCCCTGCATGAAACACCTGGAAATCATCCGCTGGCGCCCCACCGACCAGCTGCCCGACGAAGACCTCGACCTGCTGCTCGCCTTCGGCGATGCCGCCGGCGTGCTCACCGGCGCCTGGATGGGCGAGGCGGCGGGCTGGGTCGGCAGCGGCGGCGAGCCGGTTGAGGGCGTGAGATTTTGGGCGCTGATGCCCGATGGACCTGTGACCTGAGAGGCCCCCATGAAAACCAAACCACTCCAAACGCCCGCCAATTTCCTGGCCGGCCTCGAGGCCCTGAACCGCAAGCGCGTGCTGCTCGAGGTCAATGCCTGCGGCACCTGGCGCAGAGTGATGGACTTTGACGCCGGCGACGAGCTGGCCAGCGGCGCCGTGCTTGAGCACGCCCACCAGTTGCTGGTGCACAGCCTGAATCCCAAGCTGAAGGCCCGGCTGATCATGCCGGGCGAGATGGAGCCGCTGATGAGCTGGGACCGGGGGGCGGGGTTTGTGGCTGCGGAGGCTGCATGCTCCTGACCCCCGCCGAGCTGGCCGCGCACCTGCGAACCAGCGAAAGAACGATCGCACGCATGATCCTCGAGGGCTGCCCGAGTATGCTGGTCGGCCGCCGCCGGCGCTTTGATCTGCCGGCCGTCATCGCCTGGACCCAGGAGAGATCCGCATGCCCACCCGCAAAGACGCCGATGGCCGTTGGCACGCAGAGGCTTGCGTCGGCCGTCGACGCTTACACCGCCGCCTCGCGGCGGGTGCAACTTCGAGCGATGCCAAGCAACTCGAGGCCGAGCTGATACGGGCGCTGCACAGCCAGGCAGCGACCCGACAGCCCCAGATCCCAGGCGATCCGCTCCTCACCGAGCTGCTGGCCGACTACACCCAGCGCCACGCCGACACCCTGCGCAGCCCCGACACCGCCCGGCACCATGCCTACCGCATCGGCCGCTGGCTGGAGGGGCGCCGCGCATCTGAAACCCGACAGGTGGCCCAGGCCATCGCGGAAGACCTGCAGGGCGCCTACAAGCCCGCCACGATCAACCGCAGCCTGGGCACGCTGAAGAAGGCGCTGGCGATCGCCTGGCAGCGCGGCCGCGTCTCCACCGACTACAGCAGCCTGGTCAAGCGCCTGCCCGAGAACAACCAGCGCACGCTCTACTTGAGCTTGGACGAGGTCCGCATCCTGGCCGATGCCGCCAGCGAGCAGACGCGCATCGCCATCTGGTTTGCGATGCTCACCGGCTGCCGCCGCGGCGAGGTCTGCCAGATCCTGCCCGAGCACATCGGCCAGGACACGCTGCGCATCCCAGCCGGGAACACCAAAACCCTGCGATACCGCGAGGTGCCCATCGTGCCGGCCCTGCGGCCCTGGCTGGCGCAGATGCCGCTCAAGATCCAGTTCGAGGGCGTCAAGTCGGGGTTCCGGCGCGCCCGCGAGAAGATCGGCCGCCCCGAGATCCACTATCACGATCTGCGCCACTCCTGCGCCACCGTGCTGCTGCAGCTCGGCGTGGAGCTGCATGTCGTGCGCGAGATCCTGGGCCACACCTCGGTGAAGACCACCGAACGCTACGCGCATGTGATGGTTGCGCCTCAGCGCGCGGCCCTGGAAAAGCTCGGTGCACTCTCGACGATTTACACCGGGGATTTACACCAGAATGAAAAACGGCCCCGAAGGGCCGTCGTAAGTCGTTGATTTACTTGGTGGGCGGTGCAGGGTTCGAACCTGCGACCCCTGCCGTGTGAACGCAAGTGTCGGACCAGCGCTTCATAGGTAAATGCCCGTCAAAAAACCCCATTTTCGGGGCGTTTCTGACCACGGTTTACACCGAAATTTACACCGGCTTTTAGCCCCGCCTGGCCAGCATCTCCGTCTTCTGCGCGCTCGAGCTCGAGCTGCCGAAGTAGTACGCGACCACGCTGCCCCACGCGCCGCCCAGGGCGCCGAGCATCACCAGCAGCGCGTCGCCGCCGTCCAGCGGCTTGCCGTGGGCGAGCAGCCAGGCCAGCACGCCGAAGAATCCTGCGGTGACGAGCAGCGCCAGCAGGCGGGGCGTCAGGGTGTCGCCGGTCTTCACCTCTCGGTCGCGGGCGCTGGCGCGGTCGGCTTGGTGCAGCTTGGCGACATCGATGTCGAGCTCGCGCATCTTTTGCGCGAAGTCCTGCTCGGCCTGCTTGAGCTTGAGCAGCGCATCCGGCCCGCCGGCCTGCAGGGCCTGGACCACATCGGCCTGGGAGGCGTCGGGGCGGCCGAGCAGCTGCTGGCTGATGGCGCCCACTGCGGCGCCGGCCAGCGGGCCGCCCAGGGCGGTGGCCAGGCTGGGGGCCACGGCGCCCACCAGGGCGCGCCAGTCGAAGGTGTCGGACATGGTCTCTCCGGCTGGCGCTCAGGCGCGCGGGGTGGGAACGATGGGAAACGGCCGGGTGCCGGCCGAGTCGATCACTAGGGCCTGGCGGCGCGGGGCATCGCTGAAGCTGATGTGTACCCAGCGCCCGAATTCCACGATGACCTGGTCAAACGCCAGCCCGCTTGAAACGATGCGGGCGACGATGGCCGCCGGGGTGCCGAAGGCCGGGCTGATGAAGTCGGCCGCCTCGCCTTTGCAGTGCTGGCTGGCGGGCTGGCCGCCGACCAGCTTGTTGAGCTGGGGGCTGCGGTAACCGCTGCTGATGAGGATGGGCGCGGCCAGCAGGGTGCGCACGCCCTCGAGGCCCAGCGCGGTGCGGGTCAGGGCCGCCAGCACCGGCGGCGGCGGGGTGTTGTCCAGGCCTTTGCGGGCGGCGGTGTCGGACTGCGTCAGCTCGGCCAGGCTGAAATGCGGGCTGAGCAGGGTGGCGCGGTCCATGGCGGGCTCAGAGCAGGCCGAGCTTCTTGGCCACGATGGCTGCCACCAGAGCGGCGGCACCGTAGGCGGCGCCGGTGACCCATTTGTTGACCAGGCTGCCGACCGGCTGGGCGGCCTCAATGACGGAGAGCCGCGCCTCGACCTTTTCCAGCAAACTGAAGGCGCGCTCTAGGGCGGCCGAGCTCTGCGCCTGGCGCTCCTCGAGCAGCGTCAATTTCACCAACGCCGAGGCCACGTCGCGCATGGCCGATTTGAGGTCGCTCAAGTCGGCGTGCAGGGCCTCGAGGCGGTGGTTGAGGATGGCCAGGTCGGCGCTGTGGGTCGGCTCGGTCATGGTGGGCGGGTGGAGGATGGGTGTCAATACAGGGTGAGCAGCGGCAGCGCGCAAAGGACACCACCGGCCAGCGTGGCCAGCGCATCCATGACTTCGACGCCATGCGGCGCGGGCAGGCCGGCGCGGCGGGCGCGGTGGTTGCTGAGCCAGTCCAGCGCTTCCTTGGCCACGGCCAGCACGGCGACGGCGGCCAGGGCGACGAAGGCGTCGGTGATGGGCAGGGCGAGGTTGAAGATCACCGCGCCATACGCGAAGTGGTTTCCTTTGTCTTGGGGGAGCTGCGGCAGCATCACGCCTCCAGGGCGGCCACGCGGGCGCGGAGGGATTGGATTTCCTTGATGAGCATGGGGACCAGCTTGGAGTAGTCAACGCCCCATGTATCGGTTATTTCGTCCCCATCATCACCTACTTTGACGGCTTGCGGGGCCACTTGCGCGAGGTCTTGAGCAATCACACCATATTTAACTTGCTCGTCCGGCGCTGATTTCCAGCCGTGGCTGACAACCTGAATAGCGTCAATATCAGCACTGGCGCTGGGAGCAGGGGCAATATCTTTCTTCAACCGAATATCTGAGTTGATGTTGTAAAGAACGCCCGTCGTGCCATTTTGAGTGATGGAGCCAATAGCACTGCCGTTGTAGCCAAACCCAGCATAGAGAGAAGCTGACGCGGTGCCGTTAATATGGTTGACAATTAAGCGGCCACTAGCCCCCTCAAGGGAGGCTGCATTGATGTTGTTGTAACCTGTTGAGGTAGGCAATCCTGACGTAATAACGCCATTAACAATAATGGCAGATGATCCACCTAGAGAATTGCTCGCCGTCCCCACCAAAAAATTCCCGCTGCTGTCGATGCGGGCGCGTTCGGTGGACGAGGTGCTAAAGAATAGCGTGTTGGTTGAGCTGGACCCCGCAATAGAAGTAGTGACCCCACCCCACTCGACAACAGAATCGTTGGCAAGCCGCATACTGCCGTTTACATCCAATGGCCGAGTCGGACTAGCAGTTCCAATACCAAGCCGCCCACTCGCATCCAGCGTCATCGCCTGCGTGAACGAGATAACGTTGCCTGCGGTGCCGGAGGGGGCGGTGTACCACTTGTGTTGTCCAGCAAGCTGTTCGTATACAGAAGCAAACGATGACACTTTATAAATGTATTGCCCAGCAGAATTTATAAAAGAATTAAACGCCACTAGAGCCTGAGCCGAACTTCCTCTACCCACAGCAACAGTATTACCAATATCAATAAATCGTTCAGAAGCCCCCCAAGCGCTCGGCACCACCCCCAAGCCGAGGTTGCCGGAAGTGTCCAGCCGCATGGTTTCTGCTGGCGCCGCGCCAGTAAAGAACCTGATTTGCGAAGCGTAGGGGCGCATTTCGCCATAGGCAGAAGTGCTTCGGTTATAGACCTGAAACAGGCCATTGGCTGGATCAAACTCAAACCCCTGCGCCCCTGCATTGCTGACCACCAGCTTCGCCAAAGGACTCGCCGTCCCAATACCCACGTTGCCCGACGCATCCAGCCTCAACCGCTCAAACCCCCCGGTGCTGATGGCATACGCATCCGCGCTCGGGCTCCAGGCTCCTGTGTTCAAGTCGCCGGTGAAGCTGTAAGACGGCAGCGCGGCGGTGCCCAGCGGGTTGCTGATCACGCCGGTGACGATGGGGCTGGCCAGGGTCTTGTTGGTCAGCGTCTGGACCGTGGTGGTGCGGACGTCGCCGGTGCCGTTGACCAGCGCCCAGGAGGCGGTATCGACGCTCGGGTCGGTGTTGGCGACGTTGGCGGCCTTGCTGGCGATCTTGAGCCGGTAGGTCTGAAAGGTGATGCCGCTCCACACCGCATTGCCCAGCGTGTAGCTCACGGTGGTGCCCGCCCAGGCGGTGGCGCCCGAGACCGAGGTGGCGGCGGCTGACGCGGCAGTGGCTGAGCTGGCGGCCGTGTTGGTCTCGGTGGCGACCAGGTTGGTCTCGGTCACCAGGGTCTGCAGCGCCGCGACAAAGGTGTCGGCCTTGCTGCTGAAGGTGGCGGCGTCATCGGTGGCGCGGTTGGGCGCGGCCGGCAGGGCGGTGATGGTGGTCATGTCAGTCCTTCAATTTGCAGGCTGAGGACGTCGGTGTCGGGGTAGCTGAGCACCACGCCGAAGTCCTTGTAGAAGCCAAAAATACTGGTCGACTCCAGCGCATCCGAGAGCACATACAGCGCGGGCGTGGCGCGCAAGCTGGCGAGCTTGCTGATCAGCGGGTCGGTGGAGGCGCGCGGCATCCACAGCGTGACGTCGGCGCGCTTGCTGAACTTGCGGACCTCGAGGACCTGGTCGCCAAACTCGTTGGTGGTCTTGCGGCTGTAGTCGGTGATGCCGACGCGGGCGCCGTAATGGATGCCGTCCCCATAGATCGACTGCGAGCCCACCACCATCGTGGCGCAGCTGGCCACGCCGGCCAGCGGCTCGATGTCCACCAGCACGGTGGCGTCAACCGAATAGGTGATGAGGTCGACCGCAATGAATTGCGAAAACGGGCTGACCGTGTCGGTGAAATAGTTCCACCACTCGCTGGCTGCGATGACGCCGTCCAGGCCGCGCGTGACGTCGTAGACGGTGCCCAGCGTCGGGTGGACCACCCGAAACCGGATGCTTTTGCCGACCACGCCCAGCGCGGCGATGCTGCTGATGAGCGTGCCGGTGTTGAGCGTGATGCTGAGGGTGGTGCTGCTGGTGGTGGCCGAGCTGTTGGCCGTGTCGAACATGGCCCAGCGGTTGGTCGGCCCGACCTCGACCCAGTTGACGGTGTCCAGCTCCGGCGCCGTGGCGGTGGTGCCGGCCACCAGGCGCTGGTAGATTTTGTGGACAGTGGTGCGGATGACGCGGTTTCCCACCACATAGGCGGTGGCGGCCGCCCAGGCGCTGTAGTCGGTCTCGGCGACGCTGCTGCTGGTCAGGCGGGCGTCGGTGATGGTCACCGGGGTGATGATGCGGATGCCGGCCATGGTCAGGCGAGGCTCACCAACATGCGGCCGCCGTCATCCCAGCTGCTCAAAAGTTTGAAGTTCTGCATATTCCAGCTCGCCAGCGCGGCATATCCGGCGCGGGTGTCTTCGCGCAGGCCGGCCAGGGTCTCCTGCAGGGCGGCGTCGCGGGCGGCCTGGGCGGCCGCCGCCGCCGCGTCATTGGCGGCAATGGTGGCCGTGCGGCTTTGCTCGCTGGCGGCGATCTGGCTCATCAGGTCGCTGCCGGGCGATCGGCCGGCGACCGTGGACAGGCTCTGCCCGGTCTGCTCCAGGTAATCGCTGATGCCGGCAAAGGTGCTGGCCAGGTCCAGCAGGCCGGCGAGCTGCTCGCGGCCGCTCTGGCTGTTGACGTCGCGGCTCTCGACCAGGGCGCGGTAATCGGCGCGGTTGGCCAGGTTCACATCGCCCAGGCCCAGCGAGCCCAGCGCGGCCTTCAACGAGGCGGCATTGATGGCCGCCTGCTCGTCGACGCTGTAGTAGTTCTGCACAAAGCTCTGCGCCTTGCTCATGAGCGCATCGATGCCGCCGGCCAGCTCGATGAGGCTGTCGCGGGCGTCAAAGCTGCTGCCGGCAATCTTGCCAAAGATGCCGCCGAACTGGCCCAGGGTCTCGCTGAAGGTCTGGATGATGGACAGGCGGGCCAGCGTGTCGGTGATGGTCTCACCGGCCTTGGCCCAGGGTTTGACGAACTTTTCCAGCGGCGCGGCCAGGGCGGTCTGGTAGGTGTCGAACAGGCCCTCGATGGCGGCCTGGTCCTTGGCCGTGTCGCCGGTCAGCTTGACCTTGAAGTTGGTCGTGATCTTGCCCAGCGCGTCGGCCGGGAGCTTGAGCACCCTCGCCCACTCGCGCGTCTGCCCGATGATGTTGGCGGCCCCCAGGTCCAGGGCGTTGGCCAGCTCGGTCTCGATGGGCAGGGTGTCGGTGCCGGTCTTGTCGCTGCGGAACCAGCCGCCCTTCTTTTTCCAGTTCTGGTAGACGCGGCCCTCGACGTCGCCGGCCTGGATGCTGCCCTCGATGCCGGTCTCCTTGATCTTCTTAGGGCCGCGCCCAAAGGCCCGGTTCACCAGGCCGCCCACCACGCCGGCAATCGGCCCGATGCCGGGGATCATGCTGGCGATGGCCGCGGCGGTGTTGACCCAGCCGCCGGCGCTGTAGCCGCCGGAGAGGGCCTTGCTGATGCCGTAGCCGGCGAAGCCATTGCCGGCCGCGCCCAGGGCGCCGCCGATGCTGCCGGCGTTGCTGCTGATGCCGTTGCCGAGGCCGGCCAGGGCTTGGTTGCCGCTGGTGCTGAGCCAGTTGCCGACGTCGATGGCGTTGACCATCGCGCTGTTGGTGATGGCCGAGCCGTTCAGGAAGCTGGCCGCGCCGCTCAAGAAGTTGCTGGCGCTGCTGATGAAACCGCTCAGGCTTCCCAGGCTGCCGGCGGCGCTGCCCGCGCTGGCGGCCGCGTTGCCGATGCCGAGCATGGAGCCGACGGCGCCGGTCACCGGCGCAATGATGGCCTTGATCACCGGCTGCAGCACGGTGGTCTTGAAGGTGTTGACCAGCACATCCTTGAAAGCGTCCAGGAAACCGCGGCCCGACTCGAAGGCGCGGAACAGGGCATCGGTCAGGCCGTTCTGGATGCTGTCGACCGTCTGCTTCCAGGCATCGCGGGCGGCGGTGGCCTCGGCCAGCACGGCGGCCTTGGCGTTGCCCTCCTCGCGCAGGCGGATGAGCTCGCGCAGCGATTCCACCTTGAGGGTGTAGGCCTCGAGCTCGGCGCCCGAGAGGCCCTCGTTGATGCGCAGCTGCAGCGTCTGCTCGGCAATGGCCAAGGCGTCGCGCAGGCGGGCCTGCTCGAGGGCGGCTAGCTGCTCGCTGCTCAGGCCCATGGTCTCGTTCTGCTCGCGCTGGCGGGCGATGAGCTTCTGCAGATCCTCCACCTCGGCCAGCTCGGACTCGCGCAGCATCTGGAAGGCCTGCAGATAGGACTTCTTCGACTCCTCCAGGTCCTTGGTCGCGGCCTCCTGGTCTTTCAGCGCGGCTTTCATGTAGGGCTGTTGCTTGAGCAGCTCGGCCTGGGCCAGGTAGAACTGGTCGGAGCCGATCTTGCCCGCGGCCAGCGCGGCCTGGAGCTTGCCCCATTTGTCGAAGAAGTCGCCGCTGAGGCCGTTGTCCTGGGCGACCAGGCTGTCGGCCAGCTTCAGGCCCTCGGCGGCGTAGGCGGCGCTGGCCTTGGCGGCCTTGTCCTGCTCGGCGGCGAGGTCCTTGGCGGATTTGATGGAGCGGTCGCCCGAGCCGACGATGGCGGCGGCGGCCGTGATGGAAGAATCGCCCGACTCCTCCCAGGCATTGGCAATGGCCGCGCCGGCCGAGCTCCAGCCGGCCTTGATGTCGACCGCGGACTCGGCCAGGATCTGCTTGGCCCCCGCAAAGTCGCCTTGCAGCGCCGCCATGACGGCGGCGATGGTGCCGCCGATGGCCTTGCCGACCGTGTTGAAGATCTCGACGATGCCCACCGCCACGCTGTAGAGCCCGCGCAGCGCGGTGCTGAGGATGTCGGCCGCCTTCTTGAGGGTGTCGCCCTCGGTGGCACTGTTCAGCAGTGAGCCGGCCAGGCGGGTGAGCGTGGGCAGCATCTCGGCGGCGACCTGGCGGCCCACGCCCTGCAGGCTCAGGCCCAGCAGCTCGACGGTGTCGTTGAACTGGTCGGCCGAGGCGGCGGTCTGGTCATCGATCACCAGGCCCAGGCGCTCGGCCATGGCGGCCATCTCCTCCAAGCCCGCGCTGCCGCCGTTGAGCATGGGGATGAGGTCGGCGCCGGCCTTGCCGAAAACCTCGGTGGCCAGGGCCGTCTTGTCGATGCCGTCGGGCATCTTGCGGAATACGTCGGCCACCTCGCCCAGCACCTGCTTGCTGCTTTTGAGGCTGCCGTCGGTGCTTTTGAGCGACACACCCATGGCGCGGAAAGCCGCATTGCCATCGACCACGTTCTTGCTGAGCTTGACCAGCGCGGTCTGCATGCCGCCGGAGTCGATGCCGGCCTGCTTGAAGGCGAGCTGCAGGCCGCCCAGGTCCTTGGCGGCGATGCCGACCTTCTGGCTGAGGTTGAAGGTCTCGTCGGCGGCGTCGATGGCGCCCTTCAGGAAGCTGCCGATGGCGCCCACGCTGAGCGCGCCGGCCAGCAGACCGCCAAATTTCTTGAAGGCGTCGCCAACCTTGAGCGCCCTGCTGTCGAGCTCGCCGAGACCGTTGCCGACGGCCGAGAGGCCGCCCTGCACCTGGCTGGCGCCGGCCAGGCTGAGTCGGATGCCGACTTCGCTGGCCATCAGGCAATCACCTCAGTGGCGGCGGCGGTCGCGCTGTTCGCGCTGGCGCGCCCATTCGGCCAGCGTGGCGCGCTCCATGACCTGGAGGTCGGCCAGCAGCTGCGCGGTGCGGCGGCGGCCGCCACCGAGCCGGCGCAGGCGCAGCAGGGCCTCGACGCCCGCATAGTCCAGGCCGGTGGCGCCGATGGCGCCGACGCGCCACTGGGTCTGGACCGCAAACCAGGCCAGCAGCGAGGCCTGCAGCTCGGGCCAGAGGTAGAAGACCCGGCCGGCGTCGGGCGCGCTATTGCCCTGATTGCCCTCGAGCACCAGGCCAAAGGCGGCCAGGGCCTCGTCAACGTCGTGGGGCGGCGAGCTGTCATGGCGGTCGGTGGTGGTGAGTTCGCCGCGCGCGAGCAGCCGCGCCGCCTCAATCAGTTTTTTTCGCGGCCCTTGGCGCCGCAGGCCTGCACATAGGCGGCGAAGGCAACCCCCGCCATGCCGACGATGTCGAGCAGCTGCTCGAGCGCCGCGGCGCTGAAGGGCAACGCCTGCCCGGCCTCGTCCTGCAGGCCCGACCAGCCCTGCACCACCGAGGTCACGAACTCCGGCACCGTGGCCTCGTTGGCCTCGATGGCGGCGCGCAGCTCGCTGGCCGGCAGGCGCCGGCAGGTCAGCGTGAAGGTGAACGGCGCGGCGCGGCCATTGGCATCGGGGAGGCTGCCGGCCACGGTGACCGGAACGGTGTCGCTGACAACCAGACGAAAGCTCATGGTGGCGTCCTATTAGAGGCAGACCACGCGCAGCTCGTCGTTGCCGGCGCTCGGCACCAGGCGCAGATCCAGGGTCATGTGGAGGTCGCCCTCGTACTCGGCATCCTTGGGGTTGATGCGCTGCACCGCGGGGGCGTGCACCACCAGGCCGACGCCCGCGCCGGTGCTGTGGGTGAAGCCCAGGCCGGTCACGGTGTTGGCGTTGATGTCGGTGATCGCGGTGACCTCTTGCGCGGCGGTGAGGTCGAGCTGCATGGAGCCGGTGATGTCGCGCTGCGAGATCGAGACCGCCTGGCCGCCCAGCAGGGCCTTTTGGCTCACGGTGTTGCCCAGGTTGAGCATGAGGCCGCGCGAGGGGAACACGGCGCCGCCGGAGATGGCGCCAGCGCTGTAGGTGCAGCCGAGGTTCAGGTCGCCGGTGTTGACGTCAGAGATGACGCTCGGCGTCTTCCAGGCGGTGAGTGTCAGGGTCGGGTCGGCCACCGCGGTGCGGCCGCCATCGAGGCCGGTGAACTGGAATCGGTAGAGCGGGCGCTCGCCCTCGCCCAGCATGATCTCGGCTGTGCCCATGCAGCCCAGCGCCTTGCGCAGCACGCCGTCGAGGTGGTAATAGATGGTGACGCTGGCAAAGGTGGCAGAAACCGGCGTGTATTCCACGCGCGTGGGCGTCGTGAGCGAGGCCTCGGCAAAACCGCAGGCGCGCAGCAGCGGACCCCAGGCGGGTGCCGTGCCGGCAGTGCCGCTGTTGGCAAATTCCACCTCAAACGAGCACTGCACAAAGCGCGTACCCACCAGCTGCTCGGAGCCGCCCAGGTAGGCGCGGACCAGGTCGCGGCTGACGTTGTTGTAGTTCAGGTCGAACGTGGCGTTGCTGATCAAGATGGCATTGGCCGAGCCGGTGGGCACCGGGTCGGTGCTGTAGGTGGTCTCGATCTTGGCCAGGATGGCGGTTTTGCGAGCAAGGCGTCCCATGGTGGATTACTCCGGTGCGGTGGTGGGGTCGGCGGCGGCGGCGGCCGGCGCTTCGGATTCGGGGATCAACTGCCAGGCGGCGGCCTGGGCGTCCCAGGACCAGCGCCCGCCATGCGGCGGGGTGCCCACCGGCTCAGAGGCCGCGGGTGGAGGTGCGTTGTCGAGGGTCTTGGGCATGCGTCTAGCTCCAGGCGGCCAGGGTGGTGGCCTCGGTTCGGTGGTTGACCTGCAGGCTGATGACGGCGGCCACCAGCGCGGTGTCGGCGTCGTCCATTTGCCAGTCGATGGCGGGCTGCATGCGGACATCGATCACGCCCAGGCCGGCGGGGCTGAGGGTGGAGAGGCGCTGCCAGGCGTCCATCAGCAGGCCATCGACCGCGGCGGCGCTCTCGCTGCTGCCGGCGGCGCCGCGCGCCAGGCACTCGACCTGGTAGGTGGTGACCCAGTCGTAGGGGCCGGAGATCATTTGCGGCGTGGCGGCGCGGCTCTGCAGCATGCGCACCACCACGGCCGAGCTCTTGCTGCTGGCCAGAGGCCGCAGCGTGTTGGCCTGGACGTTGCCGCCGGCCAGGGCCGGGGCGGCCAGCAAGGCGGCCACGATGGCGGACTGGATGGACAGGTGCGCGCTCATGCACGCTCCAGTCGAAGCAGGCTGACGCCGGTGCCGTCGGGCTCATGGGCGGCCACTACATAGCTGGTGCCGTTCACCACCGCCGCCAGGCCGACCGGGTCGGCCGCGACGGAAGCGGTGGGCAGCATCAGCGTGGGCTGGTTGCCGCTCATGCCGGCCAGGCCCACGCTGCCCAGGCTGTAGTCGTTCTCGAAGATGGCCGACACCGCCGCCCCGCCGACCGTGCAGCTTGTGGCCGCAAAGTCAGCGAAGAAGGGGGCGAGGCTCTCAGCGAACACGGCGCAGTCCTGGGCGGTGGGCGTCAGGCTCAGGCGCTGAGGGCGTCGACCATGGTGGCGAAGCTCTCGGCGTAGCGGACGTTCACGTCCACATCCTGCAGGGCGCGCACGCGCACCGTGCCGGCCGAGCTGCCGGTGTAGGGGTCGACCATCAGGTCGAGCGTGCCCCACATGCCGATGATCAGCTGCGAGAAGTCGCCGAAGATGATGGCCGAGGCCACGCCGGAGCTGGTGCCCTTGGTCAGGTTGCTCGGCACCGCGTTGGTGACGCCGGCGCGGTAGCCGTTGAGCGGCGTGTTGCCCGCTTCCCAGACGAAGCCGTTCTGACCGGAGACCTTGCTGGTGCCTTTCAATTTGCCGCGGGTCTGGGCGTTGACCAGGTAGGCCATGGCTTCGACGTCGGCGTTGGCGATGGCCACGTTCGACTCGAGCGCCACGATGTTGGCCCAGGTCGGCGCAGCGCCGTTGGTGCCGCCAATGACCGAGGGCGTGACGCGGGTCAGCAGGCCCGAGGGCTGGTTGCTGGCGCCGCTGCCGTTGATGGCCGCCTGTTGGATCGCCAAGCCCAGCACGGTGGCCAGGTCTTGCTGCACCAGCGCCTCGACGTCCAGGCTCGACTGCAACAGCAGGCGGCGCGAGATGTCCGAGAAGGTGCCGACCGTCTTGGGCGACATCGCCACTTGGCCGAAGGTCTGCGTCGACTCCGTAGGCGCGTTGTTTTCCGCGACCCAGTAGGCGCCGGCGGCGGTGGCCATCTTGGGGATGGCGACATTGCCCACCAGGCCGGTCAGCATGCGAGCACCCAGGCCCGGCAGGACCATGGCGTTGCGCAGCATCGTGATGAAGTCGCTGGCGATCAGGTCGGTGGCCACCAGGTTGCCGCCGTCGGTGCCGCCGGTGGCGGCGGTGATGTCGCGCTTTTGCACATCGGTGGGCAGGAACATGCCGCGGGCGGTCTTGCCGGCGACTTGGGCCACCGCGTTGGAGCACTCGAGCTCG